ATGCCGACTATAGACGAAAAACAGAGGAAATAGCGATTGAGAAAAGAGAGCTTAAATCCGAAGAAGATCGTCTTAAAAAACAGTATTCAACAAAGATGGAAGATTTAAATTCTTTGGTAGTTACTTTGAATGCTGAAATTAACAACGATATGAATTCCAAAGAACTAGATAAACTTTGGGATGAAGATCCAACTGAAGCTGCAAAGATTGATCGTAGAATTCAGAAACGAAAAAATACGATACAAGAAGCACAGCAAAAATTGAGAGAGCATCAGCAAACTCAATTTCAGGAAATATTAAGAGAAGAACAAAGAAAACTTCACTTAAGACATCCAGAGATAGCTGACCCTATAAAGGGTGCAACAGTTAAATCAAATATTGTTAGTTACTTAAGTTCTAAAGGATTCTCTAATGAGGATGTTTCAAGAATTTATGACTCAAGAATGTTTGATGTGATCATGGATGGAATGAACTTTAAAAAAGCTAAAGAGGCAAAGCCAAATTTAGTTTCTAAAAAAGTCAAGCCAACCAAGTTTGTTAAGTCAGGTGTCAAGTCAACAAAAGAAGAATTAAACTCCAAGTCTAGGTTGAATCAACTTAAGGCATTGAAAAAATCAGGAAGTGCAAAAGATGCTTCAGATTTATTAATGCGTTATTTATAAACAATAACCTTAAAGGAGAATAAAAATGGCTGTATATCAAACATATCAAACAGTCGGCATAAGAGAGGATCTTGCAGATATTATTTATTCAATATCTCCAACTGAAACACCTTTTATGTCTGGAGTTGCGAAGACAAAAGCAACAAATACTTTACACCAATGGCAAACAGATTCATTAGCTGCTGTCGCTGCTAATGCTGCTGTGGAAGGTGCAAGTATTTCTTATGGAACATTGTCTTCAACAACTAAATTAGAAAACAACACTCAAATTTCTACAAAAGCTGTTCAAGTATCAGGAACAAATGATGCTGTAACATCTGCTGGTAGAAACAATGAGTTAGCTTATCAAGTGGCTAAAGCTGCAAAAGAACTTAAAAGAGATATGGAAACTGCTCTTTTATCAAATGTAGCTACTACTGCTGGAAACGCAACAACTGCAAGAAAATTAGGTGGAGTTCAAACTTGGGTTTCTTCTAATGTAAGTGCAGGTGCTGGTGGTTCTGGTGCTGGTGGTGGAGCTGCTAGAACAGATGGTACTCAAAGAGCTTTTACTGAAGATCAGTTAAAATCTGTTTTGAGATCATGCTTTGATGCTGGTGGAAACCCTAACATGATTATGGTAGGTGCTTTCAACAAGCAGAAACTATCTGGCTTTACTGGTGGTTCAACTAGATTTGATCAGGCAGAAGATAGAAGATTAGTTACATCTATTGATGTCTATGAAAGCGACTTTGGAACTTTACAAGTTGCTCCTAATAGATTCATTAGAGGTGCAAATGCTACTGCTGCTAAAAAAGGTCAAGATGCTCTAATTTTAGAGATGGACTTTTTTGCTGTTTCTTTCTTAAGAGATTTTGCTCTACAAACTCCAGCTCAGACTGCAGACGCAGATCAGAGATTTATGGTTGCAGAGTACACTCTTGAGTCAAGAAATGAAGCTGCTAGTGGTGCTGTGTACGATCTAACAACATCATAATAAATAGTTTTGGTGGGGGAGTAATCCCCCATCATTTTAATTAACAATTTTGTTTG